ATTTCATCCTTATGTGCCAGTACGCTTTGTTCATCCGCCGTCAGTTTTTTACCGGACAAATCAGCGATGCGCTGCTGAAATGACAAAAGCTGCTTATGCGCTTCCGTCATTTTTTCGGTCGTGGAAAGCTTCGCGGCGGCAAGCTGCCCTTCAGTCTGCGCCTGTTGCTGGCTGTACTGCAAAAGCAGTCGCCTGGCCTCGTCGTTGTGGTAAGTCTTTGGCTTTTTCGCCTGTTGTGACAACGCCTTTTTATGACGTTCATTTTCGCGCTCCAGTGCGGCATTGCGTACAGCAGCATCGGCATACTGCATGGCGGTAATGCGCGCCACCTCCCGTTGGTGCCGCAGGGATTCAGTTTCATTATCCCGGTTCAGCGCGGCATTCTGCTCGTTCCGACGTTTCTGCGTTTCCTGATAATTACGCTCTGCCTGCGCCTTCGCATCCAGCAGGTCCTTCTGGCGTTTCTGTTCCTTAAGTTCGTTCAGCTGCTGCTGATCGTATTCAGTCTGGGAGGAAGACACCGTCCAGGGCGTTTTTCTGCCGCGCGCGATTTTTTCCTGCAGTGTCGCGATCTTTTCATCGAGCGTATCTTCCCGCCCGATATCCAGCATCCGATCCCATGCCCACTTCGCCGCATCACCGACAGCATTCCATGCTCTTTCAATCCAGCCCAGATTGTCGTGTACGTCTCCCATCCGCTTATTCATTTCTTCCGAATACGCGGACATGGCAATTTTCGCGGCATCAGCCACTCTTCCCTGCTCGCCCAGTACCCTGATTTGTTCAAGCTGGGTGGAGGTCAGAAAATGCAGTGTCCTGTCCAGTTCTTTCGCCGCATTCACCGGATCATCCCGCAGGCGTTTAAACTGGCGGATGGTTTCATCCACTGATTGTCCAACGTTTTCCTGCATTCTGGTCGCGGTACGGGATACCATTGCCACTGCCTGCCCGGTAAACGCTCCGCTACCGACCACCTGTGCCAGCACGCCTGCAGCGTCGTGCTGCGTGACGCCATTTCCGGCGAGCGACTTCGCCATCGCATTAAGCTGGCCTGTGGTTTTTCCGGCATAACTCCCGGTCAGAATAAGCTGTTTATTGAACGTCTCGCTTTCCTTAGCGCCTTCATAGTAGGCCTTGCCCAGCCCGTAAACAGCAGCAGCCACGCCGCCAGCCAGCCCGCCGAGCATCATGCCCTTCGGAGACATCAGTTGCTCGATCCACCCGGCGCGGTTAGCGAGCGTAATACCACTTCCCCGCAGTGCCCCGAAATTCCCACGGGCCAGCTCACCAGCCAGCACGCCCAGTTCACGACGGGCAGCAGCGCTTTTCAGTCCTAGCGTATGGGTGGCAGTTCCGGTACGCTCCAGTTTACGGATATAAATATCTGCGGCGCTACTGACACCCAGTTCAGCCGCCTTCACCCGCAGCAGCTCGGTACGGGAGAGGCCCTGTACCGTCGTCTGCTCTTTCAGGCGGCGTATAAACTGTGCTTTTTTCTGCGTGGCCAGCGCTTCGGCATCGGTAAGCTCACGGGTCTTCCTGGCGGTTTCAGACACCAGCGCCAGATAATCGCCCTGTGAGATATCTCCGCGTCCTTTCGCCTGTCGTACCTGCGCCTGGATACGCTGCAGCTCCTGCAGACCACCGCTTAACTGTTTTACACTGTCAATCTGGCGGTAAAAAGCAGCACTTGTCCTGTCCTGTGCTGCCGCCACAGCCGCTGACTGCGCCTGTTCCTCACGCAGTTTCCTTCCCAGTGCCTCCACCCGCTGTCGCGTCTGATCCACATCCGCCGCCAGACGCGCGCTGGCCGCTGCGCTTTTCTCCACAGAGGAACTGTACGCGGTACTGCTGGCAGTCACCTGCTCCAGACCGGCGGACGTCCGGCGCGTCGCCTCCGTCTGCTTATCCAGAAAACGCTGCATCCGGGCCGCTGAACGTTCTGAGTCACCGGCCGCATCGTTCAGCAATTTTTTAATGCGCGGAACTTCGTTTCGGAACTCTGCGCTGTCGATACTTAAATCAATGACCAGGTTCGCTATCTGGTCCATAGCGGACACCTCCGGTAATACCTTCGCCCAGGATCATCAGTTCATCATCCGTTTTTTCGTGCAACGACTCAGGATCAGTGATCAGGCTGAACATTTCTGCATCGTGATGCGTGCCTGTAACCAGTCCGGTCATCAGCGATTTCAGCGTTGCAAACTCCGCATCCAGCAACATGTCACTGAAGCTGTTCTTCCCGAAATGCTCCGCCCACTCACCCAGCTCTGTCGCACTCATTTCCGCCAGCATCTGCCGCCAGTCTGGTCGCCGGAACTCACGCGCGAGCCGCATCACAAACGCCAGCTCCCGGTTCAGGACTTTTCCGGCGTGGTCGTGTCCTTTTCACTCCCGCTGTCGTCTTCCTGCGATGCCGGAAGACGCATACCACTCAGGGACAGAACCATATCAGCGCCACATCCCAGCGCCTCATAAGACCATTCCAGTCTGACGGACTCATACAGGGCGCGGGCCTCCTCCTCTTTTTTGCTCTCACACAGGGAGCGGGATACCAGCCATGCATTAATATCCACCCCCATCTGCATAAATTCTGTCTGACGCTCTGCTTCCGTCAGGGTTTCAGGCTGTGCGTCGTAGTCTGCCGTCCGCTGCTGAATAAACTTCAGATAATCCACACGTTGTAGGGCAGAAAGCTCACTGAGCACGATGGAATGCCCACCGTAGTTAAAGGTGTCTGTATTCAGAAACATGATGATTTTCCATAGAAGCCCCGGAACCGGGGCGGACTGATAAGAGAGGGTTATGACGCCGTCACTGTCACTGCTGCCACCGCGACAAGACTGCCGTCGCTGCTGATGCCAACAATATTCACGCTGCCCGCCTTCACGCCTTTAACCGTGGCCACATTATCCTTCAGCGTGACGGTGGCGATCAGCGGATCGGCGGTCGCAACCTGGAGCGTTTTATCTGACGCGTTATCAGGTTTTACCGTAAATGTCAGCGTGGTGGTGGCTCCGGCAGCCACTGTGGCACTGGCCGGCGCAACGGTCACGCCGGATACGCTGACCACGTCAGGTGTATCCTCCTCCGCAAGAGAAGGACGCCCGACGCCGGTGATTTTTACGCTGCGTGTCATCACCTCTTTGGACGTCACGGTTTTACCCAGTGAACTCAGCCAGCCGCGGAACACATCAACCGTCCCGTTAGGATACCTGATACGGAAGGCGCGAACTTCGCCGGTGTCAAACAGCTCCACCAGTTTTTTCTGTCCGGTCTCACCGGGTTTCCAGGCCAGCGTGGCCGTGGTGTCACCGACGCTTTTCTGCCCCTGCGTGGTGCTTTTCCAGTCGGCATTTTCATCATCAAGATAGTCATCGTCTTCCGCATCTGCGCTCATTTCTCCGGGCTGCAGATCCTTAATACCTGCCAGTCGCAGCCAGTCATCGTCAGCCAGTGGATTTTTAAACGCATCGCCGCTGCCGGTATACAGCCAGAATGTGGTTCCGGCGCCTTTCGTTTTTACCAGCGGGTTTGGTGTTCCCATCATATCCTCCTCAGTTGATATAGGTGATCCGGTAAGTAATTTCTGCCATCCCCCACGTTGCCATTTCGCTGTCACGCTGGTAGTCATAACCCAGCGGCGTCATCGTATCGATAAGGCGCTCCAGACCATTGACCTCTTCCAGCGCAGGAAAGATTTTTTCTTCCATCCACGTATCAAGCTCCGCATCCGGCGCCTGTGCCTTCAGAAATACCGCCACATGGAGCACTGCCTGCCAGTCATCCTCATCGGTCATGACGCCGGTATACTGGGCATCGGTCAGCCAGACGGCCAGCGCTGGCAGGTCTTCAGGTTCAATAAATGCCGGCAGACCATCGAACAGCGTGACGGTCTCACCTGCCAGGGATTCCAGGTCTGCCAGAATCGCCTGGCGGATTTGGGTATGTTTGTTCATCGGGTGAGATACAACCTCAGTTGTTGTTTCAGCGCATATACCAGTTGTTTAGGCATCTCCTGCTCCAGCATGCGTTTTTTCTCTGTTTCAAACGCCTGCGTCAGTGGGGTGACCAGCGGGATTTTGACGACATCAATCGGGTAGCGGTTTTTGCCGTTCACGCGTCGCATAACATGCCAGCGCCCGTTAGCCAGTTGCTGAATAAAGGCATCCCGGAACAGATACGCGCCGATTTTCAGCACGCTGCCACGGCGCAGGAGCTTTCCGCCGCGCCGGGACAGCCTGACCTGGGCAGTACCAAGTTTGATGGCGGGCAGGTTGCCGCGGTTCACCCGGATACGGGCATAGTTTTTCCCTGTCGCACTCGCTTTCCAGAGTCTGACGCGCTGTTTCACCAGCCGGAAAGGGATCCCTTTCTTCTGGTTATCACCTGCCACGACCTCTTTCGCCACGCGGTGCGTGGCGGCGGACACCGCCGAGGCCGCCACGCGGTTGACTGCCCAGGCACTGGCCTGCGGCACCATACGGCTGTCCAGGCTGTTCAGGTTACGAATGGCATTCTCCAGCCCCTTCAGAGACATGATTCACTCCAGTGAAATCTGGTATTTTCCGTTGACGCGCTGCCAGCGGGTGACGGTAAAATCCAGCCCCTGCCAGAGCACGGCCTGCTTTCTGGCGGGCCTGTACTGCGGGCTGAACACAATCAGGTGTGTCCCCTCCCCGGAAAGCGCACCCAGTTCAGCCGGAAATGTGGCCTCCGCAGCGACATACTCCGCCCCGTCAATCAGGACAGGCCGCCCGAAGCGGGCAGCCGTCACCTCGTCCATCCTGGTGCTCAGGCGATCAAAGGGATTAGCCATTAAGCCGCACCGGCACAATCTCATCCCCTTTTGCCGCCGGCGCCCAGGTCACGCCCACCAGTGGCAGTCCGCCCGCCGCATCCAGCTGCACCTTACCGTCTTTCAGATACACTTTTTTCCCCGCCGCCATCACGTCGGTGGCCAGTTTGGGGACCAGGAAAACGCCGTGGGCGATGCCGTCCCCGGTGGCGCCTGCCGCAATATCGGTGACAGCGACGACGAACACATCGCCGGCCTGCACCAGATCGCCACTCTTTACCGCAGCGGTGGCCGTAATGGCGAGCGTGGTGCCCGCCTGTACATAATTCTTTGCCATAATGATTTTCTCCGGTCCGGTCACGAATGCCCGGATTTCAGGCGTAAAAAAAGCCCTGACGGGCCACTCGGATGGTTATTTTGGGTGGTTACGCGGAACACTTCACCAGACCGCGGTGATCGACCGGCGCCACCCCGGCATCGATACGCACTTTGGTGGTCACGCCGTCGACGCTGAAACCGTCCTGCTGATCGATATACGGTGTATCCACACCATTGAGATAAGCCACTTCAATCGTGTCAGTGCCTTTGGCGGCAGCCAGATAAAAGGTGGACTGGCTGTTATCGTCCAGACGCGGCTCGGCGATGACGGTCGCAAAATCTTTCACCGGGTTAATAATGCCGGCGTTAATGTCCGCGCCTTTCACACTCGTGGATCTGATCACCTGGTTAGTGACGGACTCCAGTGCTGTCGGCACCAGCACGAATGCCGGACGAATATTCAGGTGACGCTCACCTTCTTTCTGGGTGCGCATCAGCTGGCGGGCTTTATCCAGTGATGCCACATCCATCAGCGCCCCTTCCAGTACGTTCGCGTGTTTCGCCTTGTCGAACAGGTTCACGTTGTCCGTGGACATTTTCGGGTTGGCGGTCAGAATGGCATAAACCAGATCGGCAATGGTGGACTTCGCTGCCCGCCCCAGCTTCATCGGGACATCGGTCAGCATGTTCAGATCGTCGTTAATGATGGCCTGACGGGTGATGCTGAACAGTTCCCCGTAGGTTGCCAGAGCAATGGTGGCCTGTTTGTCCCCGGTGGTGACGTACTTATATTCCGCCCCCTCGCGCACCTCACGCAGGGCATTAAAGCCTCCCATGCCCACACGGTGTGCCGTTTTAAAGTCAGAAAGCTGGCCTTTGCGCGTCCACTGTTCGTAGGTTTCCGGGGCTTCTTCCCAGCCCTGCAGAATGGCCTTGTTTGCCACATCCAGCAGAATATTGCCGAAATCTGAGGTGCTGTGCGTGAACGCCATCCCGACCATCTGCATCGGATTGAGTGTCGAGACACCCACGCCACGTTCGGTCAGTGACATACGCGCCAGTTCCCGCATGGTCATGGCGTTATACGGGTTATCGGCCTGGCTGCTTTCAAACCCCGCCCGTGCCATCAGGGAAGCCCGGATGCCGTCCCCGGCAAAGTTACCGTTGCCCGCATAGATATGGGAGAGCATCGGATTATGTGTGTTCTGCGTCCCGCCCAGCGTATTGGTGGGTGTCACCCCCCTGCCCAGTGCCTCCAGCAGTTTGTCTTTCGCCGCGTCCACATTGCAGTCCACATCCGCAATGCACTGCGCCATCAGCTCGCCGTGGCGGTTACCGAACATACCAAACACATTCTGGATCCCGCTGATACGCTGTCGCTGCTCTTCCTGAAAACGGGCGCGCAGGGTGATTTCATCCGTCCCCGGAGCAGTGTTGGCGGGCTGGGGCGCCGGCGTGGTGGCCGCCACCGGCGGCGGGGTCACGATAGCCTGCGGCTCCGGCTGCGTCAGTGTCCCGGCATTGCCCTGGGGGGCAATAATCATGTTTTTGATGTTCTGTGGCATATGTTCAAATTCCTCAAGTCGTTTTGAATACAGCTGAGCCATTGCCCGGACGGGCTGAATAACTTTGTCGGCAAAGCCTTCCCGGACACACTCAGCCCCACTCATCCAGGTCTCACTGGCGAGCAGCGCGGCAATATCGTCCGGTGATTTCCCCGTTTTTTCGGCGTAAATCGGGATGATGACGCTTTCCATCTTGTCGAGCAGATCGGCATAGTCGCGGATATCAGAGGACTCACCACCGGCAATACCGCGTGGGCGGTGGATCATCATCATCGCGTTTTCCGGCATGATGACGGGGTCGCCCACCATCGCGATGACCGACGCCATCGAACAGGCTACCCCGTCCACATACACCACTTTTCTTGCCGGGTGATTTTTCAGCAGGTTGTAGATGGCCAGCCCGTCGAAAATACTGCCACCCGGGGAATGAATATGCAGGTTGATCTGCGTGATACTCCCCAGGGCCACCAGCTCTTCGGCAAACCAGTGCGCCGAAATTCCCCAGCCGCCAATTTCATCGTAAATACTGATATCGGCCGCGTTATTCGCCGCCGCGCGGATGGTGTACCAGGATTCAGCGCCGCTTTCGTTCTTCCCGCGCGCGGCTGCCATCGCCCTGGGTGGACTGTTCAGGGTCCTTTTTTTCCTCTTTAACATCGGATCGTTCTCCGGTTTCATGTGCCGGATCGGTGTCAAACACCAGCCCCAGCTTACGGTTTTCATCAGTTTCCGCCTTGCGGCGGCGTTTCACGTCGGCAGGTGCGCCCCCTCTGGCCCTCACCCAGTCACCTTCTGTTGCGGCCCCGCCACGTATCAGCACCCGCCAGGCGTTAGCCTCTTTGAGCGGGTCAATCCACGGCATGACAGGCCCGGAATACACCGCATTAAACAGCGATGACATATCCGTGCCGGCAGGTACCTCAATGGCACCGGAAGCCACCGCAGCAGCCAGCCAGCGCCGGTAGAGAGGACGGGTAAAGGCAGCAATAAAGCTGTCCTGAAGGATGCTGTACCCCTCCTGCGCCTCCACCAGCTCCTGACGCTGAGCGCTGTAGGTGCCGTCATAGTTTCTGGCAATGGAAGAGAAGCTGCCGCGCAGTCCGGCGGCCACCGCACGAAGCTGCCCCATCCGGAAAGATTCCAGACCCGCATTCGGGCGGTCTGATTTGATCATCCCGATATCCTCCCCGGGATTCAGACCGTCAAACAACATGCCGGGCTGGATTTGTGTCTCTTTACGTTTCTCCGGCGCCACATAGCCGTCGGTGCCGACATCCTGCTTTTTGATGAACATGCCGAGAGACGCGGCAATCCGCGCCGCGATGCGCTCGCTGTCCTCGTACTCTTTCAGGTCCATCAGACGAATGATGACGGGGGCAAGAAGAGAAGCACCGCGCGCCTGATTAAGACGGCGGGTAAAGCGCAGATGCAGCATATTTTCCGCAGTCACCTCTTTAACGGCGACTGCCGCAGCGCCCGCCCCAGGCCAGGACTGGCAGACCAGATATTTCACCGGACGCCGCCACTCGTTGAAGTAAATCCCCTGTACCAGGTTGCTGCTGTTGTCGGTCTTCTCCAGCGGGATATAGTCCGGCTCCAGCGCCTCAAGCCAGAAAGGCACCCCCGCCACAGGAGACAGCCCGCTGATTTTTCCGGTCAGCACCTGAGTGAACACCTCTCCGTCACGCAGCCAGGTGCGCAGCATCAGCCTTTCCAGAACGGGGCGGGTGTACTGCCCGGTCACCTCCGGCGAAACCGACCATTCCGCCCAGCACCGGCGGATTTTTTCTGCCAGCACAGAATTCAGCGTACCGGCCCCCGTCAGGGGCTGGGGTTCCACGATGATCCCCTTCGCGCCAATGATGCGCTCTTCCATTTTGTCCAGCGCGCCAATCACCAGGTCGTGATTGTTGTCAAACCACCGGGCCTGCTCCCGCAGCGACTTTCCGGCCAGCTGGATAAGCTGGTCTCCACTTCGATTTTCACGCTTCACCCTGTGGGTACGCGTGGGTGTGATGGCTTCATACGCCCGGATAGCCATCCTGGAACGCAGGCGGGACGCGCCCCATCCCGGTGCCAGCGCGCCAATCGCTTTATCCAGAAAATTCATGTGAACCTCGCCAGTGAATGGAGTTGTCGATCGCAGTCCATCAGCCGCAGGCGATCCTCTATCTCCTTACGCCCCCGGCGAATATCCCCGAGGCTTTCCATCGTCATTGACTGTCCGTTCAGGGTGATGGATTTCCCCTGAAGCACAGCAAGTTCCGCGTCAAAATAAGCCTGCTGAAGTTGCAGTAACTGTTCCCGGGTCATAACCAGCCTCCGCCGGACACGCCGCCAAACGGCACTGCCGGGTTGTGTTGTTCTGTCATTTCGTGATTTTCACTCTCATCCGTCACAGGTTCAGGGTCTACTGCTGCTGATGTGTTGCGGCTGGATTGTGCAGGCTCAGGCAGGCGCGCCCAGGGCGGCGGATTATCCCAGTTGATACGTTCATAGCCGCGGATCATTACCAGGGCATGGGCATAGCAGAGTAAATCCAGCGCCTCGTTTGCGCCTTTACCAGGCTTCGTCCACCTGCCATCCATGCCACGCTCTTCGTAGGTCAGTTCTTCAAAAAACCAGTCGCCCAGCCAGTCAGGAATATGCACGTAGTTTGCCCCCGGCTCTTTACGGTCGAGGGCGGAGGCGATCCGGTCTTTAAGTGCATTGGTCTGCAGGAGATAGAGCGGAACTTCGCCGCAGGCGCGGGCCTGTCGGTCACTGCGCCCGGTATTGTTGGGATAGCTTTTGGAGAATATTTTTGACCGCGCGGTACTGTCCCCCTTAAAGAGATACACCCGACCGGCAAGCCCTTCCCGCCGGCAGTGGCGCCAGAACGCATACGCGTTATCCGTGACGCCATCCTCCCCGCCGGAGTCCACCCCCATGCATAACACACTCATTTCCTGCTCAGGATCCCCGACCAGAGGCCAGGCCCTTTCGAGGACATCCGTAATCAGTAAATGCCAGTCTTCCGGATACGCGCCGGGGTTTATGTGCAGGGCCTCGCCGCTCTCATCACAGCGTAGTGACCGGGTGATATTGAAACGGTCCACAATCCAGCGCTCACCATGACTGCCATAACCGACCACCTGCACGACGAAACGGCGCTTTTTACCGCCCTGAACGTCAACAGTAGCGACAAGGAAACGGACACCGTCGGGCACCCGCCGCGGGGGAAGTTTTTCTGCGCGGGCTATCAGCGTTTCGGCTTTACGTTGATCGAGGGATATGCGCGGGAGGTAAGGCAGTCCCCAGTCTGTATTAATAACGGCCTTCAGCGTTTCTTCACTGCCGGTGCGCTCATATTCTTCTTCCGCGGTCAGCAGTTTATAGACCAGTTGCTGCCACGTCTGATACGCCGCAGCCGGTCCCTCCATCCAGAAACTTGCGATACGTGAGCGCCGTGCCTCCCCACTTATCCCGCCATCTTTATTGATGAACTGCCCCTCTTTCAGCCAGACGCCGCGGTTATTCAGCCCGCGTTTCTGTTCCGGCTGAATTAATGCCAGACAATGTGGGCACTGAATACGCGCAGCCTCGCTGGCGGCCATCAGGTCCGGGTTATCCCGATACCCCACCATGTTTTCCATCGCGGGCTGGAACCAGTCGCCGCAGTGTGGACAGGGCCAGTACCACCGACGGCGATCGCCCCGGTTATAAAGAGAAAGAATGCCTGTCGTGGGCGGGGCCTCGTGCGGCGAAGAACGCCGCCATTTCACATCGGTGATTTCGCGACCGGGCGAGCTTTCCGCCAGCGTCATCCCCGCTGACATAAAGGTGGTGGTACGTTTGGACGCCAGGGAAAAGCCATCCCCCTCGCCATCGATATCTTCAGGAAAACGGTCATAGTCGGTCAGCGCTACCCGCTTGTAATCCGACGAAGAAAAAACGGTTATGGACGGCCAGCCAATTTTCAGGAATGAACCATCACGAAACATTTTGTCGTGGACGTTGTTGTCATTTCGTGAAGGACTGAGCCGCTTTCTGACTTCCGGGCTGTGGTGAAAAGTACGCGCCAGACGGGTTTTGGAGTGCTCGCGGGCTTTGGTTTCGGTCATCTGGACCACCAGCATATCCGCCGGATCGCAGACAATGCCGTAAACAATCCACCCGTCAATCAGCCCGAGGGTTTTACCTGTTCGAGCTGGCCCGGCAAAGATCACTGCGTCATACTCCCGTTTTGACAGCGTATTTATCGCTTCATTCATGTAGGGCGTTAACGTGTCATCCCAGGGAACCGCCGTATTGGCGCCGCGGGGAACAAACATAAATTGTTTTATTCCTTCCGCTACCGGCATTCTGCGTGGAGGCCTGAGATATTCAGCAACCTCCCGGCGTACTGCCGCTGCAGAGCCATATTTATTCCCCGTCATCGTCTGCGGTCTCCTGCATTGCCTTAACTAACAGTATCCTGACCTCATCCACCACATCCTGGGCCTCGTTTAGCTGCTCCGCAGACCATCCCTTATCCCTTTCCAGTTTGTCCGGCCAGACTTCAAGTACCTGCGTAATGGCCTTGACGATCGCCGCCATTTGTTGACGGACTTCCGGCAGCGGGACGACCTGCTTCATCTCTTTTTCCAGCCAGAGACGCCCCTTTTCGGAGTCAAACCAGTCCTTACGCTCTTTTGGAGTCATTTTATTCGGATCCTGATGTTCAGCAGCCTGAGAAACGGGCGCTTCCATCAGTACACGGATCACATCGGTCAGGAGATACAGCTTATTTTTTTCATTGCTTCCCGGTGCCAGGGGAACGCCCGAGAGACGACTGACAACCGTCTGGCGATGTAACCCCGTAATAGCGGCAAGCTGACTGATATTGCATTTGAGGTTCTTCAGTTCGCCGTCCATTTTTACCTCTGGGGCTGTTTCTTAGCGCGCCCTCCCCCGGAAAAGCCAAAGATGATGAACAAAAAACATACAAACCATCATCTTTTAAAAATAAAAGATATTAAAACAATGAGTTACAACATGATGATGATGCATGAAAAATCGAAAATGCGCCAAATCCCGCGCCGCTGCCGCCCCGTGGCATGGCTAACGCCCGGGAGTACCTTTTGAAATGAAAATGATTGTCGATAGCATCTGGATGCTGAAATTTTCTCAAGTGCTTACCGACAACCTACCATGCTTAAATTATGTATATTTATCAGGCTTTATCTGCTCTCATGTTATGGCTATTGTAAACATCCGAAAAACATCCGTGGTGGGACACTGAAGTTGTTCGGATAACCATCTGAAAGCCATAAAATAAACAGTAAGGACTACATGTGAGCGATAATTTCTTATCAAAACAAGCTTTTGCTGATTCACTCGCCATCAGGCAAGCTGTCATAGTTTTAATCAGCTTCTTGCCTGACGAAAAGAAAGCAATGGTAAAGGATCTTCTTAATAAAACAGCAGACGATCTTTCCTCAACGCCACTGACAGATATTCCTGGTATCACACCGGAGAATTCAAAAGAATTTGCCAAATTAATTGCCGATTCATTTCTCAACCTTGCTGAGTTGATTTCAACTTCTGAAGATTCCTCATCATCATCTCATCAATAGCTTTTTGAATGTCTCCATATAACGCCGCCTCATTTTCATCGCGGCGTTTCTGTTCGGCGACTCCGAGATCAAAAAGTTGAGCCTTAATTGCAATGCGTTCTCCCTCATGCCATTTTAGTTTGTCGCTCAAAAATGAAATTAGACCAATATTATCTCTATTCATTTTGTACCTCTGTTATTTGACTCTCTCACCGATTCATAGACACGCTCACATGTCATTCCTGCCTGGTAGCGTTCGTCAGCGATTGCAGCATATCGTTTAGCTTCTGCTGCAATATCTCCGAGCATGTCGGCAAGCATTCCGGCGGTGGCGTCGGTTGTTTTGCTTCTGACGGCAGCGGCAAGATTTGCGGTGTGCTTTGCGGCGTCCAGGCGGGCGGCAAGCTTTGTTGCTTCGGTGCGCAACTGGCTAACAGTGGCAGACAGGCCAGCAGCAGTGGCAGCAGATTTAGCGGCTTGTGCTTGTGCATCTTTTACAGCCTCATCACGGGCAATAATACGCCCTTGTTCAATCATGCGGGCAGCGGTTTGCGCGTTCGCTTCCTGTGAAGATTCCATGCTATTACGGTCAGCCCACTTCTTTTGCCAGCCCCGCTCACTCCAGATGTTCCCGGCAAGAAATGCACCAGCCAACATCAGCAAAACAATGATTGTTTTCCACCGCGCCTTAACAAAAGCAAAGACCGCTGTCATACCAGCAACGCCGCCCGCGCTTTGTTATAACGACTATTTCTGTCGGCCAGTCCATTCTGGCCACCGTTGATGATCTGCGTTACACGGACAACATCACCTGAATACATCAGGCAACCACGTAATGTGAAATACCATGCAGCAGAACGGGCTGCATGCTTCTCCTGTGTCAGCAACTCTGGTGTGCTGATCAGATCCAGTTTCAGGGCAACGCCGCATCTGGTGTAATTCTCCAGCCCGGTAATCTGGATAAGCCCACGCCCGCGATACTTCCAGCCATCTCCGGCGTCTTTGTTACCCATGCGGCCACCGTAAACCAGATTTGCTATTTGCGGCTGGTGGGCCACCTGCTTACCATCGACACGCCCCAGCATTTCACACTGATACGGTGTCAGGCGTTTACCAAAGGTTTTCTTTAGCACGTCTACCGAGTAGTTGAAGCTCTCCACCAGCCTTGTAAAACCAGCGCTTTCATGTCCCGCCTGAGCAATGAACATGGCCTGATCCAGTGGCGCAGTGATACCGAATTCGCTCATTGCCGCCGTAATATGTGGATACCAGCGCGCAGAAAGCCCGGCGCTGATACAGGCCGCCTGCTGAAATTGTTGTTGATCCATCAGTGCCTCAGTGCATCGACCAGACGCGCCACATTACCGCGAGCCCACAGCACAGCGGCGCAGATAAGGATATTCACCATCACCACCAGCCAGTGGGATGATTCATATAAACCAAAAACAAACCGGAAAGGGACGCTGGCATATACCAGCACCATGACATAGGCCAGTAACGAAATCAGGGG